ACATATAACATTGTTGCTGCTCATGGATACTTCGGTAGATTAATCTTCCAGTATGCATCATTCAACAACTCTCGTTCATTACACTTCTTCCTCGCTGTATTCCCTGTAGTCTGTGTATGGTTAACCTCAATGGGTATCTGTACAATGGCATTCAACCTTAACGGATTCAACTTCAACCAATCAGTTGTAGATGCAAACGGAAAGATTGTACCAACATGGGGAGATGTTCTTAACAGAGCAAACCTTGGAATGGAAGTTATGCATGAAAGAAATGCACACAACTTCCCACTAGACTTAGCATCTGCAGAGTCTACACAGGTAGCATTAACAGCACCTGCAATCGGTTAATTATATAACCCACACGTAAATCAAAGCACCTTCGGGTGCTTTTTTCTTAGGAGAAAAAATGGTAGCATCTACCTTAAATGCACCTAAAAGAGAATGGTTTGACGTTCTTGATGATTGGTTGAAGAGAGATCGTTTCGTATTCATCGGATGGTCTGGTCTTTTACTTTTACCTTGTGCTTACCTAGCAATCGGAGGTTGGTTCGTAGGAACTACTTTTGTGACTTCATGGTACACACATGGTATTGCATCCTCATATCTTGAGGGAGCAAACTTTTTAACTGCAGCAGTATCAACACCTGGTGATGCTATGGGTCATAGTCTATTGTTCCTTTGGGGACCAGAGGCACAAGGAAGTCTTGTACGATGGTTTCAATTAGGTGGACTATGGAACTTTGTAGCATTACATGGAGTCTTTGGACTCATAGGTTTCATGCTTAGACAGTTTGAGATTGCAGGACTTGTTGGGATACGTCCTTACAACGCATTAGCTTTTTCAGCAGTTATCGCAGTATTCACGAGCATCTTTCTAATATATCCTTTAGGACAGCATAGTTGGTTCTTCGCACCTTCATTCGGTGTCGCAGCAATCTTTCGTTATATTTTATTCATACAGGGTTTCCACAATATAACTCTTAATCCATTTCATATGAT